AATCTTTTTGTCTGCTTCGTATTGGCTAAATTCTTTTCTTACGTTATTTTCTTCTAAATAAATTACCCTGTGTAAATCGTTTAAACTGTACTTGCTAATCCAATACTTATTATTTCCTGCCGGTACAATTACATAAGCTAAATTGTTTTGGTGGCAAATTCGCATATCATTTAATTCTTGATGTGCAGGATAAAATCTAACTTCTTGCTTTTTAGCCATCGATTCGTAAAAATTCTGCCTGTGCATATTCAGCAAACCATTCTTTGTTTTCTTTGTATTTATCAATTACTGCATTAATCATTACTATTTCATCTATAGTGCAAGTTTGTAGTTTTGTAATTACATCATCTATTGCATTTAAAATGTTTGTAGTCATTTCTGCATCAGTTTTGTAAATCGTTGCGTACTCAGTTCTAACTATTTCTTCTAAATCCTTGTTTAAAGAATTTATTTTGTGTTTTATCTGCTGCTTGTATTGCTTTGTAAAAAATAAATTTTCATTCGATTCTAACAATAACTGCGATAGTAAAACTGATTTTAGGTATTCTAATTGTATTGGATTATCTTTCATAATTGTTCTGCTAATTTAATTTGTAAATATGTTACTTCTTTTGCTATTCTATTTGTGTTTGTAAATTGCGTAGTTGCAGGATTCAGATAATTAATTTCCCATATTGGGAATATTTTTAAAAGGTTAAACGAGAATATACCTTGTGGTGTTGAATTAATATACAAAGGAATATCTAAATGCTTTTCACATTCTTCTATCATTGCATCGTACTTTTTCTTTTCAAGTAGTAAAGTATCGTAATGTGCTTTTCTACATTTAAGTTCCAATCTAAATTTAGTGTCAGGTGAGTAACAATCCCACCTTGACATTTGATTTTTAGATTTAACCAAATCAGGAAATTTATTTTCCTTTAACCAATTAAATAAATCTTCTTCTTTCCAATTAAGCATCTAACTCATATTCGTTATATACTTTTCTAATTTCAGCTATTCTATCCCTCCAACAAGAACCACAATTTGAATTTTCTAATTTCTTATTAAAAATTCTAAAATAAATATCGATTAATTTGTATTGCTGATTAACTGTTAATTGGTCTTTAACCACAATAAAAAATTCAGTTAAATAGTTGTAATCTTCTTCGTTTAAACAATTTGGTTTGTGATAAGGAAATAATTTGTTTAATACTTCTTTTCGTTTATCACATCCACAATCAGCACCGGTAGCTTTGCTAAACTTTTCTACTACTGCTTTAATTCCTGTTGCTTCTGTGATTTGTTCTATTGTATCACCTAAACCTTGTGCTTTTTTTCTACCTCGTGCCATAATTTTTAGTTTTAATAAATTCCGTTATAATCGTTATTAATGTAATCTTGGTAATCTTTACCGAATTTAGTATTTAAAATTTCTTTGTAGTTTTTGATTGAATTAAAAATTGAAATTAAACTGATGTTTGTTTCTTTAGCTATATCACGCATACTCATATCAGAATCACGGTATAGTTTAAATAGCTTTTCATCATACCAATGCCAATTTTTTATTTCCTCATCTATTAGCAAACAAATATCATTATAAGCATTGTGTTCATCTAAATTAGAATCATCAAATAAAGTAAATTGTTCATCTATAGAAACTTTATTTACTTTCATTTTCTTATTATAGTACTGAAAGAATAAACTTTTAAGCGTAAAAAACACGTAGCCTTTTCTAACATTGCCCGAAGCATCTATAATCTTTGTAGCATCTGCATACTTATGCAAAGCTATGTAAGTTTCCTGAACAATATCTTCAGCGTAATCATATTCACCAAACGAATTAATAATTTTAATCCATTCAGCGTGATGTGCTGCTACTTGGTTGAGCCATTTGTTATCCATACAAAAGAAAATGAAATTACGAATAAAAGCACTTGTATAGTATGTTCAGTTTCATCTTCATAAACATCGTCGTTATATAATGCACCAAGCATTACACCTTTAATTGGAGTTATAATAATTTCGCAGTCTACAAACTGAAATACTATTAAACAAATTAAGCAAAAGCAAACAAGAAATAAAATCATATTTAAAACATTTTAGCGGTTATACGTGCTTCTTTTCGTTCACGTTGTATTGGTTTAATTCTAAAATTTACTGTTATATCTGTTAATGTTTCATCTTTATCTTGCAATCCATTCATTAAATCTTCAAGCGCAATATAATCAAATTTAGATTCCAATGCACATAATTGTTCAATTAAACCTAAACTCGTTTGTATGTTTCTAAAATAATGCAGTAATTCGTTGTTATCACACCAATGTAATTCCATACGTGCAGCATCGTTTTGTAATTCTTGAATCTTATTTTTTAGTGTTATCATCTTAAAATACCCCTTTCAATACATCGTATAAATTACCTTCTACTTGTGGTAAACCTGCCTTATTTACTTTAAAGCTAAAACTTTCAAAACTTGTATTTCTACTTCTTTTACACGATACGGTTACTAATTCTTTATTGACTGTGTTTAGTTCTAATTGTATTTGTGTTTCTGCCTTCTTTTCTAATGCTGAACCTAAATGTCCTGTTGGTTTATCAGTCCCAAAGTTAGAGTGAATAACAGTTACTATGTGACAATGTAATTCCTTTGTCCATTTCATTAACTTTTGAACTACTAAATTAGATTCTTCAATATTATTTACATCTGAACATAAATCTGCAATACCATCTATAATTACTAAACCTATTTCTTTGCCTTCTAATTTATCATATAGACAAAACTCTATAAAATCAATTCTATCTTTTGCGCTTAATTGCCTTAATGCGTATGTATGGTAGTTTTCTATTTTATTACCGGACATTTCCATTGGCCTTTTAAAAACTAAAGAAGCGTGGAAATTTCCTTGCTCTGTGTCAAAATGTATTAAATGTTTACCATTTCTATTGCCTTTTAAATCACCCGAAATTCCGTTTATTTCATCGTTTAAATATACTGCTGAAAGTAAACTAATAAAAAATGTTTTCTTGCTTTTTGGTGGTGCTTGTACAAAGCTAAAGTTTCCATAAGTTCCTACAGGTATCGGATATTCAATTACACCATCTTTTGTTTCAAATTGTTTAGTTCCAAATGAAATAGCAGGTAACGGATATTCTATTTTTTCTAAAGGGTTTATGTAACATTCTTCTTCATACAATTGCATTATTAATCTGTGTGAGTCTTTGTCTATTGTCATTTGTCTTTATTAAAAAAAGGGGCTTTTACACCCCTGTTAAATCTAAAATGGTAAATCCGAAGTTTCTTCTACTGCAACTTTTGCTTCTTGCTTTGTAGCAGTTGCTACTTTACCATCAGTCCAAACTACTTTACCATTTCCAAGATAGTTTTTAGTTTTTTTAGCCTCACGTTCTTCTTGTGTTTGTGAATCAGTAATAGAAACATTTTGTCCCCATTGGTTTGTTTCATCACTAATTGATATAGTGCCGTTATAATATACTGCCCCATCTTTACCAATTACAAATTTCTCCTTTGGTAGTTTGTCTACCCTTAAACTAAAATTAATTAATGCACTCATATTTATTTATTTATTTGTTTTATTGTAATTTAAAATTTTATCTAATTTATATTTATCTTTTTCAATTCCTGTTAATTCAATCATATTACTCCAATATTCTTCATCTCTAATTTTTTTCCAATCTGAAATATCTAAATCTATTGAATTAATAAATAATAATTTTTTCCAATAAGAAGAACATAATTCTTTTTGACCATCAGCATTTAAATATTCTTTTTTAATTTGCTTATCAAATTGTATTATAACTTCATCTATCTTTCTATTCCCGCAAGAAATAAATTCATATTTAAAATCTTTATTATTCTTCCCGTTCATTATAAGGTAAATAATTTTTAATTAAGAATTTTAAAATAGCAGTTCTTGTGGTTTTAAATTTTTTAGCATTTTGTTCTAAAATTTTATAATGTTCCTGTGGAATAGACATAAAAAATTTTTTGTGCTTTTGATTTTCAATTTCGTTTATCAAATCTTTTTCTAATTCTTCATCCATTACTTAATTTTTAAAAGTTCTTCTTTTACTGATTTTGCTAATTTATATTTTGCTTCTATCGTTGCAATATTACCACCTTTTTTTAAATATTCAATTGCTTGATTAAATTCAGGTGTATTTTTGTTTAACCACTTTTCTTCTGTTACCGGTTTGCTTTCTTTACCGTGTGAGTTAGTAGCATCAGCATCTTGTGTATCATCAATTAATAATAGGTTACCTAACGCATACTTTTTACCATAACTTGAAGCAGAACCAAATGCTTGTGGTGTTTGCATACCTTTTTGTTGTAAATCTACACCTACAATAGCAGTAGCTTCTATTTCGTTAATTTCGTTATTATCGTGAATAGTAGCAGTAGAAACAATAATTGGTGTAGTTTCAAATATTACATTTACTTCTTCACGAATCGTAAAGTAAACACCGTACTTTTCGTTAAATGGTTTTAAACCTTCTAATATATCTTCAGCACTTCTAAAGTTATATTTACCAAAGCTATTAAATCTACTCTTATTCGACTTAAATTCTACCTGTATTTTAGATAGTTTTTCTGCTAAACTTAATTCTGTTTTAGGCATTGTTTTCTTGTTTTAAATTATAAATTTGTTGTTTAATTATTCTTTTGTAATCTGTTGGGCAATCATCTGCTGCTAACTCGAAGCAGTAAGTTTCTAACTGTGATAGTAAACTATTCAATTTGCATACATTTCTTTGTAATGCTTCAATTTGAAATCTTTGGTAGTCTATTAAATCTTTCATTAGCTTCTAAAAATTAATTGTAAAATAAAATACATTGCGCATACAAAGCAGAATGTGTATTGGTACTCACGTTTTTGGAAAAAATCCTTAATAAATTGTTTCATAATTTGTTATTTGTTATTGTTTGATGAAGCAAATGTATATCAAAAAAGTATATACTAATTTTTTTTAACAAAACTTTAACATATAGCAAAAAAAAGGGTAGCCGTTAAACTACCCAATTTTCAAAGAAATAACAAAGAACAGACAAATTTAATTTAGTACCGCAAATACATAAATTTTATATTTTACTTTTATAGTATTCTATTTTTTCGAGTAAATCTACATCAGCAAATTTAACTGTTTTTCTCGATTCATTTAATAAAGTTATTGACATTGTTTCACCCAAGTATTTTGAGTATAAGTATTGTTCACCACTTCGCATAACATTACACCCATAACATTGAACTTGTACGTTATCTTCGTTCCAACGTGTAGAGTAATGCCTTCTACTCATAAAATGTCCGGCCTGTAGTTTGCGCCATTCATCTTGTTTACCACAAGTAACGCATTCAGCTACACCATTTACAGCGTATCTTTGCCGTATGTATTGACTGAAAACAGTATCTAACTTTTTAACTAACGAACTTCTACTTACTTTTTTAGCCATAACATATCGAATATAGCATTTTAAAGCGTTTTAAACAACTTTCTTTAGTTTTTAGTATACTTGTATACCTAACATAAAAACAATGCGTTAAAACGGCTGATTTATTTTATTTTTAATTTTAATAATATATATAATATAACACTAAATATAGTTAAATATATAACTAAAAAATATAATAATATATATAATATAATATAAATATATAAAATAAGCAAAAAAGGAATTCTTATCTTCCTTGACCTGCATATTTCTTTTTATAATTCTTGGAAGTTTTTAATTTAGAAGTTTTACTTTTAGCGTGGATATTTGGCCTGTTAATATCACGTTCAACTTTTACAATAACCGCAGTTTGTTTTGCCATTTGTATGCAGAATAAATTATAATTAGAATTAATAAAATCCACCAATAGTTTAAAATACTTTCTTTTCTGTCTATATTTTTAACTTTAGTGTTTTGTTTAGTAGAAGTTTTAGCCTCAGTATGCTTTACAACGTGTTTTAAATCGATTTGAGCAACTTTATTTGTATTTTGGTATGTAGTGTTATCTTTACGTTTTTTAATGCGTAATTTCACGTTAAAATAAGTTTTACCATTTACTTTAATTTCTTTGGTAGAATCTAACGGAATTATACAAATTTCAGTTTCTTCAGTATCAATATTAATATTAGTAGAATCATCTGTAGTTTTAATAGATTTACTACTATCAATTTGAGTTGTAGTTACACTTGAATCTTTTTTTATTTCTGTAGTATTTAATTGTACTTTTCTTGAACCGCAAGATAGTAATACTAAACTAACTAAAATATATAAATGCTTCTTCATTTCTTCTTAATGTTAATCCACGTAATACTCTACCACCTGCTTTATTCCAACGTAAAAATTGGTCTTTTATTTTTGGATTCTTTGCATTTTCATTTACCATTTTAAGCAAAGTAGATAACTGAAACGCTGATACTCCAATGTTGTAACAAAGTGAAACTAAAGAATTAAATTGATTTTGATTTATAGGGTATGTAACTAACTTACTTACTTTATCAGCAAATCTATCAGCTATTTCTTTAAACATTTCAAACGCTTCTGATTCTGTAATTGGTTTGTCTAATAACGTTACTTTTTTACCATTTGTATAATAACAATTCCCATACCCAATCGTAGGAACTTTAGCAGAACACAAATATGGTTTAGCACTAAATCCTTCAAATTTCGTTATTAATCTGTAACCTTCTGAATTTAATTTCATTTAGAAAATGTTTTAAAAAGTAAAGTAACTAATGCAGCAGTAAAAGCAGCTATAACAAATTTAGCTTGTTTAACGTAAACTTTCATTTCGTTATCGTTATCTTCAAGTTCAGTTACTCTGTTATCAATATCTGATACTTTCCAAACTAAACCCTTAAAATCGTTTAAAGCAGAACCTATTAAAGCTATTTTAATCTCTTTTATATCAGCAGAACGAATTTCACTATCTTGTTTTAATAGTTTTAAGTGTTGTTCTATTCTGTCTAATCTTTCACTTTCTAAATTACTCATTTTTAAATTTATTTGGTTGTGCTAAATATAGTTTTGCAGCACCAAGTACAATTACTAATATTTTAAATATAGTTCCTACGTATTCAGGTAAACCTAACTGACTAATCAACTCTACAAGCAAGTGTGTCGTTTGGTCAAGTATTCCCAAAACGATTAAAATAATAGGCAATAAATGCTCCTTAATTTGCTTCATCGTCTTGCAATTTAGCCGCTAATTTGTCAAGTATTTGCGACAAAGCAACCACGTCAGCCATTTGATAAACTCCCGCTTTTACTGCTATTTCAATCGCTTGTTTAAGTACGTTTAATTCTTCCATTTTTAGTATGTTAAAATAGTAATGTTTTTGTCTTTTGCTACGCAAGATTCAATCCACGTATTGTCTTCGCCCCACGCTGAAAACTCCTCATCAGTTAAGGTGTAATTCCAAGACGAACATACTATACCTTCGTCGGTCAATAGTTCGTTGTAAGTCGTGCAAGTGTTCGCAGTCGTTTCAAAGTTAAGTATTAAAACTTTTAATTGTGTCGCTTCGCCTGTAAAGGGGAAATTAATCGGTTGTATTTGTGCCATTTTATAATGAAGTTATGGTTTCCCAAGTTGTTGTATATAAACATAATTTATTCAAAGTTGTATCGTAAACAACCAATCCCGCAGCGGGTGTAGCTATTGCGTTTTTTTGTGTAGTCGTCATTCTCGGTGGCAGGAATCCTTGAGTAGTACTTGCAATTGTTAGCTTTGAACTTGGAACATCGCTTGTAGTGTTTATTAATATATTTCCGCTTGAATTAACAAGCACCCTTATAGTTGCTGCAGTATTAAAAGCTAAAGTAGTTGTACTTGATAAAACTCCTGCACTTGCACTATTTAAAAAAGATGAAGTTTCACTACCTCTTACTAAACTATATCCAAATCCCGCACCTGTTCCGCTTATCCTTGCGCCTTTACTTCCATTTATTTGAAAAATAATATTTGAATCTAAAGTAGTGCCTCCTAAAGTTAACCCATTATTCGTATTATCCCAAAACATCCCTGTGCCTGTTCCGAGTGTTCCAAATGTAGTTGAGCCGTTAACCCTCGCCGTGCCGTTTACGTCTAATTTAAAACCTGCGTCGGTTATGGTGTTTATTAGTACGTTTCCACTTCCAAAAATTACATTTGAATTTGATAATGTGTTTAAATTTAATTGATTAGCATCAATATTAAGCGGAGTATAAACACCTGTATTTGTATTCCATCCTCTTAATGTATATGATGTTGAACCTGCACCATTTCTAAATTGAACTCCTACACCTGTTGTATTAAGTAATTGTAATGAAAGAGCAGTGTTTATCATTTCCATCACACCTAATCCATTCACATTTAAAATGTCTGCTGTATTTGCAGAATTTCTAATTTTAAAAGCTATGTCAGTTGATAACGCACCTTGAGCAGCAATGTGAAGCCTTGATGTTGGAGTTGCCGTTCCAATTCCTAAACGATTATTCGTGTCATCCCAAAATAGGTTGCTATTGTCTTGCGCTATGGTCGTGCCATTTGAAAATAAAACGCTGCCGCTTGTTAGTGCGGGTAAAGTGAATTTGCCGTTAAATGTACTCCAATCCGTAGATGATAAAGCTCCACGATTTGCAGCCGAAGCCGTTGGAAGATTAAAGGTGTGCGTTGCAGTTGTTGAACTTATAGCAAAATCCGTTCCGCTTGTGCCTGTTGCAAATGATTGGACTTGCGCAGTCAATCCGTTTAGCGCAGTTAATCCTGTCGAAAATGTTGTAATGACTTCGCAAAGGTGTCCGTTTTCAGTATGTAGTTTAATTGTACGGCCCGAATTGTTTACATATATTCTTACCGCCAATCTATCGGTCAAAGCTAACGTTGTTTGTGGGATAGGTAATGCACTAAGATAAAGATGTGTTGCCGTTCCGTTTGTAATGCCTTCGGGATTTGCTGAGTTTGACGCTATCAAAGATAAAGTTGTTCCATCCCATTTGTATAACTCAATGTAAAATGAAGGACTACCGCCATTACTTGACGCACTAAAATACGTTTCAAAATTCCAATTACCCGCAGGAATTTCCAATAAATTAGGAACGTTTGCATCAGTTATAAATGATTGAATATATCCGTTAGAACTTATTGTAAAATCAGTCCCTGCTCCTAATATCGGAGTTCTGTCCATCTCTTTAAATGCAACACCACCAAATGTGCCTTGCGAAACTGAGCCGTTTAAATAAAAAGCCAAAGACGACCCTCCACCTGTTGATGTAGGGAAGTTTGCAAGTGAGCCATCGCCTCGCACGTATTGACTAACAGTACCTGCACCTGTAACTTCTAAAGTTCCTGCGCTTGTGATTGGACTATTTGCTACGCTAAACGCTGAGGGCATTGTCAATCCTACCGAAGTGACCGCAGCGGGAATATCGGCAGCCGTTATAAATGGGTTTACACCATCTTCACCATCGTTTATAAAGTCAGAAGTAGAAGTAGGTTTGTTTTTAATGAAATCTAATGCATCTACATCTGTTTGATTCCAATCAGATTGTATTTGTTCAGCAGCAGTTACTTTGTTTACGTTTACTTGAATTAGTTGTTCAGTAATATTTAAAGTAACATCTTCAGCAGTTTCAAACACATTAATATCAATTACTTCTTGAATTTCAGAAGATACTATATTAATTGTTTCGTTAGTTTCAGAAACGTTTATGTTTACATTTTCACACATTAGCGGGTTACATCATTTTTAATTAAAAAATTCCCTGAAATATAAGTTTTTACAACTCCATCAAAATCGAATTCAATATCATAAATGTAATTAAAAGCAGGTATATCTATAATTTGCTGATTGATACGAAATAAGCCATTTGGAGCATCTGTAATAGTAATTCCTGCATTACCTACAGAAGTTAATGATAAACCAACTACACCACCGTATTCTTTGCGCAGTTGCATACGAATAATAGTATCTGTTAAATCTACCGGTACAGTATCTACATTAATCTCGAAGTTTACTGCCTCGAACGTATCTGACTTTATGTGTGTGAAGTTTAAACTCATTTTCTATTTTATTTAAAAATAATTGTAATTTTTGTACGTTCTTTTCTTTGGGTTTGTATGTTTCTTTTATAGTATCCATCCTGTAAAGTTTGCAGAAGAATCAGGGTAAACATCAGCGTTTGAATTTTGGTTATATTCAGGAAACGAAGATTGATTAAAACACATATAATCTATAAATCTATTTGTATAAGATTGTGCTACATCACGCTCTTTTTCAATCAAGAAATCTATTTCGTTTTTATCTACGTTTGTACTTGCTTCGCTTGAATGTTTGAATACACCTTTATTAGCAATAGTATAAGCAGCGTAGGGCAAATATTCTACCATAGACCAATGTATTACCATAGGTTTAATATACGTGCTTAAAAGCGTTGTATATGGTTCTTCTAAATCACCTGAAACTATATCATCATTAATCCTTTTAAATAATCGAGTACCAAGATAGTTCTGTATATGAATATCCTGAGCGATTTTAATAAACTGTATAAATTTATCAGTATCAATGTTCCCATTTAATGCAGTAAATTTTACAATATCATCACGTGTTATAAATAGTGCCTGTGCCATTTGTTAATTTTTAAAATTTGGGTGGTGTCCTCTGTTTGGCATATCTATTGGTGCAATTTGTGCTTCTGACCAACCTGCAGGATTTGGATTGTAACCCGCAATAGATGAAACTTCTTCACTTGAACTTAATGATTTATCTACATAAGGTGTACCATCTGTTTTTGTTTTTAATCTATAAAGATTCTCATTCCATACGTGGCCACAGTTAACTCCGCCCTTATATTTGAACAAAGAATAATTTTGACCTTTATGCCCAAAAGAATTATTTACACCTATAAAACTCGCTTGGTCTATATCTTCTTTTCTGTAAACAACACCATTTGCAGTTCTACCCATCATTCGTTTGCAAAAAGTACGTGAATTACCGCTTGAATACTTTTCAGCATATTCATAACGTACTTTAAAAGTTTTTTTATCTAATGTACTTTTAGCACTTGGATTAGATTTAATAACATCAGCTAACTTTTCAAATAAAGTTTGTTTAGCTTTAATTTTAGAATTTGCCCATTCTTCAATAGATATATTTGAATCTGAATACTCACGTTTATCTACTAATTCCCATTCATCATCTATTGTTTCACCTGCTAAAGAATCAAATAACGCTTCGCCTTCTTCATCTGTAAAATCTGAGCTTAAACAAGTGTGTGAACTTAAACCTGTTTCTTCTGCTACTTGTTCTTGTGTTTGTGTATTTTCTAAATCAGTAAATTCTAATGGTTGAATAGTTTTAAAGTATAATTTTAAAGAAATACCATTAACTGCTAAAATTTCATCTAAAGCAGCACATAGTTCTTCTTGGTATGGTTTAATAACAATGTTATCCATTAACAAAGTAGCAGTTTTAATTTCATCTGCATTATTACCTAAACCACCATCACCTGTACGAACTCCTAAAAGCATAGGCGAAGTTACACGATGTCCTACAATTAGTTTTTCAAAACATTCTTTACTTAAGTATTCGTAGTGTGCAGGTGCATCAGTTAAAGGTAAATCATCAACTGTAGTTTTACTTTCTGCATTAGCGTTAAAAGCTACAATTACTTTTTCACCACGTGCGCCTGTTAGTTTAGAAAGCACATCGCTTTTTATTCTATCACGCATTTCTTCAGAAGGAATACCATTGTTAAAATTGATAACTTTAGTACCACTAAATCCGTTAGAAATATCATTAATTAGATAATCCGAGATAGTTTCCTCAAGATAGGCATAAGGTAACGCACCTGAATAATCTATGGGTGTATAGTAGTGAAAGCCACTAACGTAAGGTTTTACAATATAAATTTCTACTTCGTTGCCATTACCAAAACCAAAAGCAGGAATCTTTTTAGGTTCTTCACTTGGTTTTTTCTTTGTCCAATCAGGGAAATAATACCAATTTTCAATTTCGCCTTTATCGTTGCATTTTTCAGCACGTAAAGTATGCATAGGAAAGTGTGAAATAGATTTTACTTGTTTCTTTTCCATTACAACCTGCATTGCAGCCATTCCCAATAATTTGCGTTCTAATGCTACTTTTTTTAAACAATCAGGTTTAATTAAAGAAATCATTTGCGCATACTCATTAGGCTTTTTATTAGCATCTAATGCACCGATACCTTTACCATATATCATATTAGTAATACCGGTAATAATAGCACCATTTGAAGTACTATACAAGTATCTATCTATTAAATACTGAAAGTAATTATTATCGTTTCCGTATTCAATGTAATTAGCTTTTTTATTCTCCTTAATCTCAGGCGATGTATAAGCCGATAAATTAACTATTGAAATATTATTATCCATAAATTATAAATTCATTAGATGTAGCGTTTGCAACGTAAACACCCTGATTAATTGTGTAAGTAGAAATAGATTGATTTGTACACATTACTTTATCCCTATAAACGACATTTGCGCCATCAAAACAAGTTAAAGCATAAGTACGACCATCTATTAAGAATTCAAACGTTAAATCTTCTTGAAATTGCATCCAATACTTTTCTACTACAAGTACAGGGTTTTCTATTTCGTGGTCTACATTTGCTAATTCATCTTTAAACACCATAGAAGTAATATTACAACTACGTGGCATAAACTTGAAATTTTGTGAGTATGTAGAATCCTTTAAAACTATCATTCTATTTTTTATTAAATAATAAATAAAAGTCGAAATTGTTTTAAAATAAAAAAGGGCAGCTAATGCCACCCTTAATTAAATTGTAAGAATAAATTAAGTTCCTGAAACTACAGTAAACCCTACATCAGCTAAAGTATCACCTAAGAAGTTAGCTGCTACACGTTCCATCCCCTTTAGCTCCAATGTGTATCCTGATAAATCACCCATTGCAGTACCGGTAACAATAGTTCCACCTGTAACATCCATTCCGTGTTCTAAACCACAGTAGAAGAAGTTTCCGTTGTTATCTTCTACGATTACTTGTGGTCTACCATAAGCAAGTAGTTTAATTTGTTTGTGTGTAACTACATCTAAACTTTTTAATTGAAGTTTTAAACTTTGGTCAAAAAACGTAGTTCCGTTCTCACGTGATGAAGTTATAGTTTGGTCAAAACTATTAGTTCCTTTTAATTCGTATTTGTATGCAGTAGGTGTACCTGTAACAGTATCAATTACATCTGTATTTGTACCATTGTATGTGTATCCTGTTGCATCACCCCAATTAACAAAATAAACGGCTTTTAAACCGCCTACTGCTGATTTACAGGGTTCTAATCTTCCAAGTGTTAAATCACAAGCCATTTTTATATTTTTTTATAAGTTATTGATAATCAGTTAATTATCTTTTTTTATTTTAAGTAATAATAAAAAAAAAGGTGGTGTTTATTCCACCACCCTTTTCTTGTTTATTTGTTATGATTATGCAGCAGGAGTGTACAATACAATTTCACTTCCAATTCCGTAGTTAACGGTAGCAGTAAAACGCATTACAACTCTTACATTTTGTGAACCATCGATTGGCGACATATCAATTAATTGAACTTCGTTTTGGTCTGATAACAAACCAGTTCCGAAGAATAAATTAGATTTTTGTGCAGCCATTACGTAATCATCAGCCATTCCGTTTGCAACGAAGATTTTTACACCATCAAAAGACAAACTTCCGTTGTTCCACCATTGTGTACCCATTGAGTTAGTACCATTAGCACCTAAACCTGAAGCACCAAAACCACCCAAAGCACGTACATAAGCACGAGCAGCTGATTGTGAAAGGTACAAGTATAAATCTTCTTTTCCGTACAATGCAGCAGGAATAGCGTCTACAACTTTTCCAAGTTCAGCAATTACGTTAGCAGCAGTAATACCACCTGAAGCAGGTGAAGCAACATCAATAACAGTAGAATCAGCAGTAGCCAATGTTACAAGACCTGCAAACTCACCTGCATTAGCGTTAACACCTTTCCAAATGTTTTGTTCTGTTTTTTCAGCAACTTTAGCAGCTACGTGTGAAATCAAATAATCAGCAAATGAAGGAGGCAAAGTATCAAAGGCAGAATAACCCATTGTGATAGCTTCCCAAGTTTGGTGAAAGTCTTTTTTACACAATTGCAAGTTCACTTGGAATTCTTCAGGTTGCAAAATTCTTTCAGTTAAAGTAACTGTAGAAGTAGCATCAAAATCACAAGTAGCATCTTTAACGATACCATCTGTAGCAATTCTTTGAATTACTTGTTTGTATTTTACGTTAGGCATAACTTCGATTCCACCATTTGCAATAGTAGAACCTGAAAGTAATGCAGCAGAAATATATTTTCCTGCGAATTCGCCTGCATAGGTCGAAGTAATAGAAGTAGTAGTAGCCATTTTTTATATTTAGTTAAAAAGTTTAGACATTACAATATCTTGTGTAGACATTGCTCGATTAGGTGATATTTTATTTAATTTAATAGTTGAAGTAACTTCAGGTGAATGTGTTAAAGGTTGAACATCAACTTCAGCACTTAATTGTACTTCTTCTTTTACTGATTTTAATTCAGCAATTTCAGCACGTAGTTTTTCAATTTCAGAAAAGAACATTTCTTTAGTGATTGATTCAACTACACGTTTAGGAGTAGCAGGTGCAGCACTCATTTCTTCTTCTGTAGTAGTTTCTACTTCTTCAGTTTCAGGTGCAACAACTTCTTCTTCTTCAGGCATTTCAATAGAAGCAATAACACCTTCTACTTCAACTTTTAATTCACTGCCATCTTCAAGTTTGTATTCTCCTACAGGCAAAGCAATTCTATCTTCACCATTTACAATGAATACGGCTGCTTCAGGTTCAAACACTTCTGCTTCAATTACTGTAACACCATCTTCAAGTTTCATTTGGGCAAGTTTTACCTCCATTCCCAATAACGTTTTGATTTCGTTAATTACATTCATAATACATTTTTTATTTATTAATAATTGTTGTTTTAAATTGTTATAAATTAGTTTGGTGCAGGTTCGTTACCTTGACCTACTAAACTGCCTATACCTTGCGCTTTTAATTCACCGGTGCAGCATTTAGAGTTGTAAGTGTTATCTTTACACAAACACCCACGTTTACCACCTTTTGGTGATGTTACTTTTAGTTTCTTATTCATTTCTAATTTGTTTTAGTTTTCGTTGTGCCCATTCTATACCTGCATCACCACCCCAAGCTAACCACATTAATCTACCGCAACCATCACCTAATTCTTTATTTGAATTTTGTCTTTGTCTTTCAAATGAAGCCATACGTGCTATAGTATCTTCACTAATGTTTTCACGATTAGCTAATTGGTTTGCCCTTGCTTTACCTACAGCAGTTCCACAAGAACCCCAACCGTTTTCTTCTGCCCAACGCAAAGCTATTTTAGCATTTTCTGTAGCTTTTTTTGGGTAGTCGTTATATGTTTCTAATTGGACTTTTTTTTTTCGTTTGATAAAATCAATTCTTTAATTTTTTCAATCAATTCAAGTTCTTTATTTTGAGCTGATAGTTTTTGTTCATCACTAAAATAACCTTCAACACTTATGCCTAAATAAGTTCCATTTTTAATTTCTGCCCAAACTTTGTCGTTATCAATACTCATAATAACCGCCCAAGAACCTTCTGTAGCGTTTAAATCATACAAAGCAGTTTTATCCATTTTAGGATTTTCAACTGTCCAAGATTCAACAACTGAAACACCTTCAACTTCTGTTTTATGTTCTAAAGTAGCGTTGTTATTATTTAACTTTTTTAAGTATAATCTTGCTGCCTTATTTACTGTATCTTTTGAAAATGTAATGTTATATTCATAATCACCATTTCTTCTATAAATAAGTTTATCAGGGACTAAAGCCAAACCTATAATGATTCGTTTTTCATCATCAATAGATTTAAATTCTATTCTATGATTATTTAAAGCTACCCAAGTTTCTTCAGTAGCAGGAAACTTTACTAAACTTAATGCTTCAATTCCGTCTTTATCGGTATTTTCATCAATGAATAATTCTATAGTATCTAATTTAGCCATCGTTTTTTATTTTAAAATTAATTTATACTGATTTTGTTTTATTTATCCTAATGTAGCTGAACGGATTATATTGCGGTCTAAGGCCATCGCAGTACTAACGTTGTTAGCCACAACATAAGTTTCTATTGGTGCTTGTTGTCTATTTGCCATTACTCCTGCTAATTGATTTACACCTGTAGCACCTACTACGTTAAACTGTGGTGCAGAACCTGCTCCACCGCTATTTGGTGCAGAACCACCACCACCTGCTCCACCACCACCTAAAGCACTTAATGCTTTTGTTGTAGCAAGTACGTTAGCTGCAATACCAATACCTGCACTAACTTTATTTAAAGCTAATTTTGTTGCTAAATATGCTGCACCTGCAGGACCCATTGTAGAAGCAGTAAATGTATCTGCTGCATTAGCTGCTGATGTATTAGTAATAATTCTTGCAATACCTGTAGCACTTTCAGCTATTAATAATGCTTTTTGTATTCCTTTATTCTTTTCAAATAATCCTTTTAATAAACCAATACCACCTTCTACAACGGAAAGCGAAGCATCTTGAATATCTTTTTTTGCAGCAGCTAACTTCTTTTCAATATCTTCTTCTTTTTTTGCTGCATCTTCTTTATTCTTTAGCTTTATATCGTTTACTTCGTTATCACGTGCAATTTCTAAAGCATCTATTTCTTCTTTGCTTCTATTTTGTTGTTTAGCTAATTCTAATAATCTAAAATATTTATCCTGTACATTTCTTATTTCTGCTTCTGTAGCAGTCATAAAAAATTCAGATTGTTTATCTTGTGCATCACCTATAGCTTGTGTAACTTCATTATATGTAGTTTGCGTTGCATCTTGTTGGGCTTTTAAAGCCGCCTTTAAAGCATCTAAATCCCTTTTTCTTTGTGCTGCTAATTCTTCTGCTGCTTTTCTTCTTGCTTCTTTTTGCTTTTCTAATAATTCCTTTTGTTTTTCTGCTGCTTCACGTTCTGCATCAGTCATTTCTTTAGTTCCTGAAATAAAACGTTTAGAAGCCTCATCATAGTTTTGGCTAAATGATGTTACTGATTTTTTTGCATCTTCCCAAGCACCGCTAAAATCACCTGAAATTAATTTCTTTACTGCACCGCCCAACATTCCCAAAGACTGAAATACCGCAGTAACACTTGAATAAACTACGTTAAACGCTTGGGAAACGTAAGGCAATGCTTTTAAAGCTAAATCTACTAATATGTTAAACAAAGGTTCAACTACACGAAATATCCCTTGAAATATTTTTTCCATTCCTTGTAATAATGGTTGTAGCTTTTTCATTGCTACTTCATTATCTTGGAACGCTTTTACTAAACCACCAATTAAAGCTACTATTAAACCAATTATAGAAGCCTTTAAAGCACCATTAAAGGAACTAAATGTTCTTTCAGCACCACGTATAGTTTGGCCTAACATACCTAATGGCCCTGAAGCATTTTCTAATTGACCAAGAAAATCATCATTGGTAGCTTTAGCATCAGATATGGCATCATCCATATCACGAATTTGAGCAGAAATTTTATTAAATTCAGAACTACCTGCAGCAGTTTGTTTTAACTGATTTTTTAATTCTCTTAAATTCTGAATCGTTGGCTCTAAATTACTTTTTACTTCTAAGTCAACTTCTATTTTTTCTGCCATTTTATTTCTCGTTTAAGTTGTGTATATCCTTTTTTAAATGTTGTAGGTAGTTCATATTTACCTTTAGCAATTTCTATTAATTCGCTTTGTCCGTAATGCTCTGTGCATTGCAGAAGTTCTAATATTTGTTTAAGCATATTGTAGTACAGGTATTTGTATTATAGTTCCAATTCCGTTTTTAAAGTATTCTAATACTACTACATCGCTTCTATCTGCTGCCGTAGTATTTGCAGGAATAGTTACGTTTAATAATATATCAGCATCGTTATCAGTTGTTAATGTATAACTTAAAAAGTCTGTAGATAGCTTTACATCAAACGTATCGTAGTTATTTTTGTATATTATAAATTCTACTTCTTGTGCAGTATTATCTACAATTAAACCCGGTATATTTGAAAATCTAAAATACGTTGTATCTTGTGTTATATCCCTAAAGTCGTTTAGTAGTTCTAATTCTACTTCACCTGTAGTTAAATCAGTTGTAAGTGTGTTTATAATATATCTTTTATTAGAAACTATTACCCTATCATTTAACTTTAAAGAAGATAGTAAATAAGGTGTAAAAAATCCTTTTGCTTTTATAACTCTTGTACGTTGGTTGTATAAGTTGTTTATGTATTGGCTATAAAACTGCTGATACAATCCATTTGGTGCAAAGTTTAAATTCCAAACTGAATTTTCTACACCCCAATTTAGCGTTTGTAAATATGATAAATCACTTGCTCCTAATTGTATTTCATTTGAAAATCTTGAATAAACAACTGCACCAAAGTTACTACCTAACCCATCAATCATATACCAATAATCCCCCAAATCAGTTATACCATTATCATACATTAAAATTGGTTTAGGTGTGTATGGGTTTTGGTCTTTATCCCACATTGTAGCAGTTAAAAAGTTTGTACCGGTAGTACGTTCCCACATTACATCTTCAAAAGGTGTTTTAACTTCGTAATTTTCTGTAAATGCTGAATTAGGATTATCAAAAAATAAATCACCATATTCTTGGTTAAATATTCCTCTATAAATGTTATTTAAAATGTTATCTGATTTTTCGTGTTTAAAATCAATTTTTTTAAATAGTTTAGGTTTATTTATTTCTAATTCTTCTGCTTGAATAAATTTAGTAATATCTATTGTATCGCCATCCTGATACCACTTTTCTAAAGGTGTAAATTCAAATGTATTTTCAGCAGTAGGCATAATTACCATATTGAACATTTTAACTAATCCTGTTAGAAAATCATTAACTGTAATATCAGGTACATAATTTCTAATACTTAAATTAGCTAAAGTGGTTTGTGATGTACCAAACGCTCTATGTGTAGCAGAATAAATATCACTTGCTGAACCCGCAACTGTAGAAACAAACTTAACATAACTACTTATAATTTCACTTGTAAAAGTTACAGGCCCTTCATCTGAATTTATAAAAAATGTAAAATTGTAAACTTCAGGGAAAAATTGTCCTTTAGTTAAAAATCTTAACGTTTGAGTTCCATTTTGATTTAAGAAACTTGTAAAAGGTAATCCGTTATTATAAACGTGTACATTATAATTAGTTGAAGTTGTAGTTATTTTAATATTGAAAATATTTGATTGCGGATAGTCAGTTATGTAACTGCTAAACCAATCCATATAGATTTGTCTATATTGTACGTTTAAAGTATTTGTAGTTAAATTGTATTCTACTCCTGCTGCGGGTGTGCCACTTTGACTTGTTAAATTAACTTGCATTAATTCAGTTCTAACCTGCATTGTTTCTGCATTTTTGCAGTATAAATACAACTTGCTAAATGTTTGACTATTTAAAAACTCACCTGTAAATTCTAATCCGTAAGCATCCTGTATGTATTCAAATATCTTAGTAACTCTAATTGCAGGAAATAACTCCCGATAGTTAATACCACCACTTAATAAAGCAATATCGTTTACTGTATCGCCTGTATCGTATTCAAACCTACGTGTACTACCTACTAATGGAAAAGCTACATCAGGTGTAGGTGAACTTGTACATTTATTGAAAACATTTGTTAATGTGTATCCAAAGTTTAATTCATCATATCCTGCTAAAGTATTTAGCTTATCATCTTTAAATTTATCTTTTAGCTGAACTAAATTCCCTATAAAGTTAATTGTGTAACTTTCAATATAGCCGTTTTTCTTATTTGCTTTTTCCATTGTAAATTTACCATCACGAAAAGGAATAGTATCTATTTCAATGAATCCGTAATACTTTATTCTATGGTCGAAAGCACCATCTACATTTTGTGGCGAATCTAAATCTGTTTCACCTACTGCTGATTCGTACCAATGCCTGAAAATAGCGTTATTGTGTTTGCTTGCAGGAATAGTAAACGATTGTGAATAGTCAGTAAATAGTTTACCAATATCGTTGAAATTTTGAATAGAAGAAGTTACCGAAATCTTTTCATCTTTAAACAATTCAATACGATTAGCAACACCATCAACATAAATAAATAATTGTACAGTTTGCATTATACTACATCGTTTATTAGGTTATAACTATATTCAAACTCTACTTCATAATTAATCATTTTATCCATTAAACCTGTTTTAATAGGCATTGATTTAGTTTTTATATTAGCAGGTTTATCATCTAATAAAATAGTTTCAGAAGCCATTAAATCAAACATCAAATCAGAATAGTTTTCATCTACCCAACCTGTATTTAGTTTAACTGATTGTGTACCTACAAAATTAAACTGCTGCGTTTGGTTTCTTAATGGATTGTAATCCCAATTATCCGGTAGTAATCTAAATTCACTATTTTTTACTTCTACGTTGTTTGTTTGTGCCTTCCAAAAGTTTAAGAACTGCCATCCACCATAACGATTAATAAACGTACAAACTACAGGCGTGTATTTCATTTCACACACAGGTAAAAACGTAACTGTAGGTAAAATAGTTTCTACTAATTCAGATTCTATAATTACATCGTTCCCGAAGTTATGGTTTGTAATTTCTGTATTCTTTGCAGGTATTTTAAACATATAAGTTCCTGCATCAAAAGTATCATCTAAAATAGTAAATGTACTTGAAGATAAAGTTCTTCTATTTGTCCATTTAACTTCAGTAATAGCCGTACCATCGTGTTCAATCAATACGTTAAAGTATGGTAGTTCTGCTTGTGTAGAATCTTCGTTATAATACTGAATAATATCAGGGTTTGTTAAATATCTTATTTGTTCAACTATTACTTGGTTTGCACCACCTAAATAATCAGTAAATCCTTGAACACCTACAAAATACCTGCTTCTTACTAACTCCCAATCTTTTACTTCTTCTGTATTGTAATACCATTCAGCATACACATAAACCCACATATCATCATTATCTTCTTTCGGGTATAATTCAATATATGCATTAATAGTTTCTATTTGTTCTGCTATGTAAGGCGAGATATTAAACACTATAGCAGTCTGTGTATCAGAAGCAATATTTTTCTGTAAAGTGTATGTAGCTGTAGCAGGTTGTGTTTCGTATTTATGCCAAACCCATAGCTTTAATAATGCTCCTGCTTGACCTTCTTCATCTACTTCTATAAAGTATGGTGTACGTGCGTTAATTACTCTCATTTCTTATTATCTTTTAAACTTGTTTTCATTAAATCTTCTACATCTAAAGCAAAGCCTTTTATTAAATCTTCTGTGATGTATTTCTTGTATCCTGCTTCAAATGGTTTGGTAAAAAATAAACTTGGCCTTATTCCTTTGTTGTAAATACTGCGTGTAATCATAAATGCAGTAGATTCATAAGACATAAACTTACCATCTTTCTTTTTAAATTGAATCCTACGTGCTTTAACCCACTTGTTTATTCCTTCTGTTAATCCGCCTTTCTTTCCTGTACCTGAACCAAATTTAAACGGTGAACTTGGTGCTTTTAACGAACTGAATTTACCTTTTACACCTTTGTCCTGAAATTGACCATATTGTGGCATTTCAAAATATACACCTATTGAATTAGGCATTGCTTTTACTTCGCCTTTTAAACCTCTATACAGTTCGCTTGTAACGTTTTTATCACCTTTAGTTAGATTAGTTCTACTTTGTTGTATTACATAGTCTCTAAAGCGTTCTAATGTCTTTTGTGTATTTATTAAATTATATGCCATTAGCAAATAGTTGTATCGTTTGCTGCTTCTACATTAAATGTAATTGTCCACCCTACTAACTTGTTTTCAAACCTATCACTAAACGCTTCGTAATTTGCATTACCATTTAATTGATAACCTAAGGTATATAAATCGCCTCTACGCATTGATTCAACAAATCGTTTACCTACTTCAAACTGTGTGTTAAATATGTCCTGCTCGTTATCGTTATCTAACCACAAATCAGTAGATTCATCAGGTGATATATCGCATACATCCATAAGTAATACAGAAACGTTAAATAGGTTTGTATTACCTGTAGCTGATTCTGCTACACTATTTACAATAACGTGTGCTAAAGGAAATATAGTACGCTTGTTTAAATCTACGTTGAATATATCACCGGTAGAACAGTTGTTTACTATACCATCCTGTAGTAGTGAATCTCTTAGTGCTTCTGTAACTTTATAATATGTTTTCATTTCTTCTTAATTGTTGTGCTTCTAATTCGTTTTTTTCTTTTTCAAAAGATAAATATGTTAAGCAGGTTGTAAGTCTAAGTTTGGAAACTTCATCAAATCTTCTAATGTCTCCCTGAGCAAGGCCATAGTAGGAGCTATACCAACTCCATTTTTTTCCAAACTGTGCTTCTCGGCTAAATCCATCAGCGCTTTGTCCTTCTCCAAATAATTCAGGGTAGAGATTAATAATGCGTTCCCTAAATGATAAAAAAAAACCATTGCACCTAAAGCTACATCTAAAGGCATTTGTAACATTGCTTCTGAATATTCTGCTGAACCTTTGTATTCTTCTATTAGATATTTTTTGTTTAGCTTGTTTATTATAGGTCTGTATAAAACTGCCATTGCTTTATTCATATTATCCCAATCAGAAATGTATGTTTCTAAATCGGTATATTCTCCCAAACTGATTTCATCTAAATTAGGAATAAAACCAAACTCTAAACCTTTGTGTTTAAATGTTTGAATCAATGGGTAATTGTTATTGAACATTTCGCCTAACTTATTTGTTATTGCGTTAATGTCTTTTAACTTCATTAGTGATATTTCTTTGAGTGAAACGTTGCAAAATATCTCTATCATCTTATGCTGCAAAAAATCACCTTCAGGATTTGATTTAGCTATACTCGTAAATCTTTGGTATTGTTCTAATGTTATTTCTTTTAAAGATGTAGGTATAGAAATTTCTAACTTCATAAAGTTTTTTATTTAATAATAACTTTTATGTGAAATTGTATTAAACAAAAAAAGGGTAACATTTCTGCTACCCTAATTTCAACTATTTAACCAACCAATTTTATTTTTTAAAATACTCTATCCAAAAATCCCTAAGTGATTGTGATATTTGTGCGTATGGTATCCATACATCATTTCCTTCGTTTACCTTTAGTTCTATTCTTCGTTCTAAAGACATCTCAGGCATTTCTTCTATCTTGTAAATACGTTTACATACATTCTTAGAATTAAACGTTATAAGCGCATCGTAAATACCTGTAGCTTCAATCTCTGCTTCTGAATCAAAACATTCATCAGCGTATTCTGTGTAGTAACTTATTTTGTAGGTTCTCATTTGTTCTTTGTTGTTAAATATATTAAATCAGTTTTTAGTTTAATATTTTCTTCTTTTAATTTATCTATTTGTTCTTGTTTGATTTTGTTTAATTCTATTAAAGATTTTAATTCATTTAACATTATTTCAAAACTTTGATATTTGTATTCTATTTCCATAATTCAAAATAATTAACTGTATAATCCAACAATGCTTCTTCTGAAACTTTCAATCTATTTTTTAATTTGTTTTTTAATTCAATATGGTAAGTTTTTTTGCCTAATTGAATTCCTATTATAAATGAAATAGTAACTGCCCAAATTATTATATAAATCATAATATTATTTTTTCAAATTTACACCAAACAGGAAAACCCCAAACTGAATCTATTAGTTCTGTGCTATTAGAATAATCGGCATCAATTAAATCATAACTAATGCCGTTTGAAATACCTTTTACCATTCTATTCTCCAACTATTTTTTTTAACTCCTTTTGAAGTTAATACACACCAAAAACTTTTATTTTCTGAAATTACAAAAGCATTGCGTTGGTCTAATGTAATTACTTCTGCAGTTTGATTAAATTCTTGTTCGAATGATTGTTTAATTTTTTCTTGAGTTGTCATAATGTGTTTTTGTTTGTTGTTATTTCTTGTACAAATATACACGTACTTTTGACATTATCAACACTCAATGTTAATTTTAACAAAACTTTAACATTTTAAGTATGCTGCTGCTATTTCGTACATTTTCTTCATTAGCTTTATTTCACCAATGTTTCTTGGTAAAGCTATATTTACTTCTACATCTTTAACGTGATGTATGTAGCATTGTATTGTAGCTATGAATTGTCCGTATGTCATTTAGTACACAAAGTAATTACCCTTGTTTTTATTTTCTAATTGGTATGTAACGCAATAACGCAATGGGTCTAATAAATGGTTGTGCGCATCTTGTGGAGTTTTAGATTTCTTTTCTAACCAACAGTAGTTATTTAGTTCCCTGATTAAATTAATAGATTCAGGTGAAACTATTAAATCATAATCTTGTAAAATGCTAATGCCGTACGTTACTGAATCAGGGCCTTTAATTGCAGGTACAATATTCAAACCTAATGTTTGTAGTTCACTAATTAATCTTGGTTCTGCTGAATCAGCAACTATTAAAGCATCGTTTGCGTGTTGCTTGTTTAAACTGTATATCTGAGACGTTGTTAAACCTTTTAAGTAAAACCTTTCGTTAATGTAAATACGTTTGTTAGATGTATCTATATTGCATTCTAATAGTGTAGATTCATCTGCTGCAAATCCGTAATCCTGACCAAAGATAGATTTGCCTATTTGCTTATATTCTCCTATAGTCCAATTAGTAAATATAACTCCTTCTGCTTTGTCCATCCATCCACCTAATATTTGGTGGTTATACTTTTCCGGTCTACGTTGTTTTATGTTTTCTATCTGTGTTATAAATGATTCAGATAGGTTTTCTATATTATCTAAGTATGTAGTATGTATGTATGTAGTATCACCTTTTATTAAATTGCTTCCTGCTTGTACACCTTTATCTTCAAAAAACTTTTTATAAATAAAGTGTTCTTTTGTTGCAGGATTCAACACTAATAAAACTCTATTGTGTATTCCTTTAGTACGAATACTAAAATCAATCTTTTCAAATGTTTCTTCATCTGTTAATTCTTCTGCTTCATCTAACACCCACGTAGTAACTCCTGCTAAAGATTTTAAAGAAGCAGTTTGTGTTCCACTACTTGTTTTTATACCTTTAAATAGAATCTTAGAACCTGTTTTTAGATTTACTATTTCATCCTTAGTTATATAAAAATCGTTGCTTAAATCGGCTCTTTCAATCTTATCTATAAATTCGGGAATAATAGAAACGTTTGCAGAAGTTAAAGTGTAACGTGTAAATAATATAACGTGTCCTGATTCATAAGTAAGCAATAGTAAAAAGGAATTAAGGGAATATGATTTACCACTTCCCCTTCCACCTGTAATTACAAAGTATCTACTATCAGAACCAAGTAAATTATATTTCTGATTTATTGCTATTCCCAACTTTGAAGATGTCTTTTATATTAAAATCGTTTACGTTGTGTGTAGCTTCTATTATTTCTTTTGGTTTACCGAATATGTGTTCAGCTATAAACAACTGCCCACGCTGTGATTCCATTAAAGTAGTTTTAACAAATGCAATCTTTGTTTCTTCTTCAGTTTCTTTATTGTAAAGTTGGCCTAATGCTTTTAGAAAAATATTGTTTACTTTTTCTTCTTCTACTTTAGGTGGTCTACCTTTCCCTAATTTATTTCCTTTTTCAAATCCCATAGTTAAAAGTAATGTTTAAATATATTTCAATAAAAATAATCTATTTTGCTTTTTGTTTATTATCAATATAGTATTCACATTCTTGTTCACCATTTTCATTTAGTGTTAATGGTGGTGTACTGAAATAAGATTGCTTGTACTCACTTGGTTTAGATGTATACCTATAGCAAGTTTCTTTTAGTTCACATTGCCTACCAATGCATTTACTTATATCAGGCATATTTTTATTTTTTAAATGATTCTGCTAATTCTATTATAGTTTCTTTTATACTATCTTGATGGAATCCTGCTTGGTGTAATAATCCAAAAAAATTATTAATATGTTCATCAATTCCTAAATCTTCAAATTCAGTTTCTATTGAATAAATGGTTTTATAATGTTCTAATATTAGTTTCATATTTTTTTTATTTAAAAATGCTTCTTAATACACTATCGTTTATATTTCTTTTATTTTCTTATATAATTTAATTAAATAGTGCAATTTAAAGCACATTAATAGATATATACATTATTCCTAAAGTTAATAATAAAGCTACATAAACTTTAAAAGCAGTCTTTGCTAAAAATTTAATTTCTTTTCTGTCTTGTTCTGTTAGTTTCATTTGTAAAGTTGTTTTAGTTCTTTTCCTATTTCTATCCATTCCGGATAACCTTGTTTAATATATCCACTTACTACAAATCTTAAATAGTCTTTAGTGTATTTCTTATGTAGTAGTTCTGCTCTTTCTTTATTTGTCATAGCTTTTCTATTTCGTTTCTTACTTCTAACCAATACGGATTATTTATAACTCGCATACCATCTATTTCTTCTGTTTCAGATAATAGTTCTTCTGCTACTATTAAAGCGCATTCTATTGCCATTGGACAAATTATATTTCTTTCAATATATAAATTGCTTTGATGTTGGTATCTTAACATTTTAAAATATAACTCTTTTGCTTTTTCTTTTGGTTTCATAATAGTTCTATTTCTTCTTTTACTTTTTGCCAATATTTAAAATTAGGTTGATAATTATAATCATCAAATTGGCAGGGATTAGATTTTAATATTTCATCAACTGCAATTAAACAACATTGTTTACATATTTTAGTAAATATAGGTGCTTGATTATCTACATCTAATTTCCAATACTTTACCATTAACTCTACTGCTTTTTCTCTTGGTGTCATTCTTTATCTTCATCTATTAGTTTAACTTCTATTTCTTTTATACAACTTTCACACATTATTTCATCTTGTAATCCTGTTGTTATTATTATGCTGCATTTATTACATAGTGTAGCACCTAAACCATTATTGTATTTATGTATTGGTTTGTATCCTGCTTTTAATCGCATTAATATCTGCGCACGTTCTTTTGCTTCTTGCTCGTATGCGTGAGCGTTACACGGTTGTTTCATAATTTTCTTTTACTATTTATATCTACTAATTGATTTAATCTAAACAAAAACAATTCGTGGTGTTCAGTTCCTTCAAATCTATGTAATAGTTCTTTGATGTTTTTAATCGTTTCTTGTTCGTCGTTTAATAGTTCTTTTCTTAGTCTTTCATTCTCTATTTGTAAGTCTATTAATTCACCTTGTAAGCGATTAACTTGTTTGCGAAGTAAATCTATATCAGTTGAATCTATTTCTTTATCAAACATCTTTAAAATGCGTTCTTTGTACTTGTTTAGTGTTGGGTTGTATCTTACAAGCATATCCCATTGATTTAATCCATAGATAACTGTAGCGTGATTCTTTTTAACTGAATTACCTATTTGCTTTAAAGTTGTTTTAGGTGCTATTTCTTTTATTAGTGTGTAGTATAAACTACGTGCTTCTACTTGCTCACGTGTACGTGTAGTATCATCTACGTTTATGTTTGTTTGTTGCAATACTAATTCTTTTATTTTTTCGTTAATTTCCATTTTAATTTTTTTGTTTTTATTGGTTCTTTTCTTGCTAAATCAAATAAGATATGAAATCTAATTACTTCTAGTGCTAAATGCACACCCTGACATACTTCAAATAGTTCTAAATCTTCGTAATGCTTTATAACTTCACGTAGTTCTTCTAAAGTCATTCCTTGTTCGTATTCGTATATTGCAAGGTTGTAATGTTCAGCAGTAATTTCTTTCATTAAAACATTGATATTTGATTTTGTGCTACATCTCTATAAACTTCTGTTTTAAATTTAATTATTGAAGTATCATCATTTGATTCTTGTCCTATGTATTTATAACTGTAGCTTGGTCTTTCAATTAATTTTCTGCCATTTGAATCCTGCTGAGGTATTTTTAGATTTGAAGATGTTGCTATCCAATTCACGTCTTTTGATAAAGCTAATCCTAAAGCAGGCGACATAGTTCTAATATACATTGTACTTTTTTCTTTTGCGTATAAAGAAGAAATATAATTTAATATATTTTTTCCTAAACCTAAACCTTGAAAATCAGGTAACACTACTATTCTACTGATTCTTCTTGTTTTTTCATCACCTACTCCCGGAAAAGGTAATATACCTATAAAGCAAATCGGTTTATCATTCCACAAAACTATATAATTATTTGCTGCTTTGTTTAAATCTTCAGTTAAATAATGATGTTGTTTGAATAAGTTCCAAGTTTCATATCTACATCGAAATATCTGAAGTTCAATTTTTGGTTGCCGAAGTGATGGCGCTATTTCAAGACGCCCTTTAGATGGTGAATAAATCCAATCAGGTTGCAACCATTCCATAATATCAAAATGACAAGAAGCAAGTACTATTTTTTTGTTTGTGCGTCTTATATACTTTTGTAACGCATTAGACATAGCTTTAGCGACATCTCTATCTACTACAGATGTATATTCATCAATTAGTATTACTTCGTTTTCTTTTGCGCTTCCTACAATATAAGCAAGATTAGCACGATATTGTTCTCCATTAGATAAAGTATTGAAAGGTCGCAACCAAGTTGGCACAGAACTTAAACCCATAGCTGATAATAAAAAAGTAGCATCTTTAGGTTCTAACCAATCAAAATTACTTATTAAAGATTTTGAATTATCAAAGTATGATTTATCCATTTCTTTTTTAAAGTAGTTTTTTAATATAGTTGTTTTACCTGTTCCACTACCACCATAAACTACACCTATGTTCCATTGTTTAGGTAAATTTTCTAAATTAGCTTCAACTATTACATTAGATTCATCTTTGTTTTGAATATCAAATGCTTCGTAAATATATTCAGTATATTTATCGTTATTGATTTTATGTGTTAAATTAATTTTCATTTTTTTATTTATAAAATTCCACGTAATACATACTGATTCAAATCTACATCGCTATCTTGACCAAAAAAGTATTTATAGTTACTAATTCCTTGTTCTAACTTTTCTTTTCCTCTTTGGTAAAATTCATCTGAACATTCAAAGATACCAATATCTAAACTACCTTTGTCAATACATACAAAAACAAATTCATCTACACCAAACATTTCACGATATAAATAAGCCTGCAAATCGTAGCTGTATTTATCTGCTGAATATCTAAATTCATTTAATCCTGTAGTAGTTTTTAAATCTACTATCATATTGTCTTTTAATATATCTGCTTTTGCCCTAAATGGTAATCCGTCTATCATTGCTATTTCAGGTACTTCAAATCCTGCTTTACTCATATAGTGTACTGCTTCATCATTCTTTAAAATTGCATCAGCTAAACGTTCTGCATCACGCATTTCTGAAGATGTGTAAACTTCTTTACCTTCTGCCTTTGCTTCTTTGTATGCTTTTGCTGCTTTTGTTGCTGCATCTACAATTACAAATGTATCTATCTTTTCGGGTTCTAATATCAATGTATGGAATAGTTTACCATCACGTAATGGCTGCGTTTCTGCTTGGCCATACTTAGTTACGTATTTATATGTTTTAGGCGATTTAAGCACCATTTTTAATGTAGAAGATGATAATGCTTGTTTTCCTAAATAACCGTAGTAAAACTCATCGTTGTACATATTGTCCAAAATTTCTTGTTTATCCCAAATCTTGCTGTCTAAAGTTGTAATCATTATCTAATGTTTAATTGGTTTAAATTGTCCATTGTTTCATCGTAGTTCAATACCTGTTTAATTTCTTCAAAGTAGGCATATTCTGTTTGCCATAAAGATTCTAAAGAAGTTATAACTTTAGTTAGCTTGTTATAAGTAAATGAATCATTCATTGTACTTGCTAAATCAGTTAGTAACTGTAGTTCTTGTAAAATTTCTGTTTTTGTCATTGTTTTCTTGTTTTAGTTTTTTTAATAATTCTTTTGCTTCTTGCTTTAATCTATATTGTATTTCAAATATAGTTTCTCGGTTTGGTAAAGGATTTTTTGAGTATGCCATTCTTATTCAGTTTTATAAGTTTCATTATAATATTCTATTCCTATTCTATTTTCATCTTCACAAGCTACATCAAAAGCGTTTATAATTTGCTGCTTTTCCATTTCTAAAATGTAGTAGTAATTATTTATAAATTCTCTACCTTCTACTGAATAAACATTAAATAAATTTGGATGTTCTTTTTCTAATTTTGAAAATAATTCTTGTACTGCTGTTTTCATATTAATTTTGAAGTTTAAAAATTGGAGCCATTGAATATTTACCTAACAAATAAACGTACTCCTGTCCGTTGAAAACATTTACTTTTTTACGTACAATTTGATTGTCAATTACTGCAACGATAAAATTACCTTTGCGCTCAATTACTTTAGCAAACCATACACAGTTTGAATCACATACTGAAGTTGCTTTTAAGATACTGTTTTTTTGAATAGTTGTCATAATTTCTTTGTTTTATTTGTTGTTATCTGAGTACAAATATACACCTATTTTTCAGTTATAAACAAGTTATTATAATTTTAACAAAACTTTAACACTTACTGTTCACTTTTATTCTGTGTTTACGTTTACGTGAACAAACTATTTTAACGAACAAAGGTAGCTAATTGCTACCCTTATTTCTTAATTCCTGTTGTACTGCTCTAATCTTATCATTTAGCTTTTCATCATTGCCACCTTTTAAGTATAATTGTTCACGTTTCTTTAGTAGCTGAGTTAATTTAAACTCTAATTCTAATGTTTCAAATACTATTTGTTCAGTTCTATCCATTTTGCTTGTTCTTTTCTTACGTGTGTTAATTCTCTTTCTAAATAATCTATAGCTTTTTCTAAATCTTTTATTTGGTTGTCTTTCTTTCTTGCCCGTGCTACATATTTAATCACGTTACCTTCATTAAAGTTCAAATCATAATCTTTTACAAAATCTATTACATCGTAGCTTTTGTTATTTTCGTAGTGGTTAGGTGTCATTTTTTAAATCGTTTTGAGTGTTGTGTGTAAAGTTCCATAATCTTTTTGTCTGCTTCGTATTGGCTAAATTCTTTTCTTACGTTATTTTCTTCTAAATAAATTACCCTGTGTAAATCGTTTAAACTGTACTTGCTAATCCAATACTTATTACCACCTGTAGGCACAATTACATAGGCTAAATTGTTTTGGTGGCAAATACGCATATCATTTAATTCTTTATAATCAGGATGATATTTTATTTCTTGTTTTTTTGCCATTAAAAAGAAAATGAATTATTTATTTCATTACCCCAAACATCCCATCCTTCAAATTTTTCACGAGCAAATAATTCTACTCTTGGTAAATCTCCAAGAAGTTCAACTATTCTTGTCCTTACTTCATTTGGTTTTTTTGAGTGATGTTCTCTTTCACTTTCAATTAATGCTCTAACATTATGCTTTAAAACTAATTTATGAGCATTTTTTCCTTTTGTAGCAAGAAGGCATAATTCTGTTCCACTTTTCATTGTATAAGCACCCATAAAACAAACAGGCAAACCTTTTTTATTTTTTTTATTCCAAACAAAACCTATTGTTTTATAATTAAATCCCCAAGAATTTATAACATCAATACATTTTGATAAATGATAATCTGTAGTCCATATAAAAAGAATAGCATCATCATCAGTAATTTCTTTTACAGGTAAATTTTTTATATCATTTGAACTCATAACAGGATATGGTGGGCGCCTCATTCCTTTTATAGTTGTGCAATTTTGTTTTGCAGTACTATCATTATAATAACTCCAAGGCGGGTCAGCATAAATTATTTTATATTTCATATATAATTAAATAAAATTATTCTATTCTTAGAAATTCTGCCTGTGCATATTCAGCAAACCATTCTTTATTTTCTTTGTATTTATCAATTACTGCATTTATCATTACTATTTCATCTATAGTACAAGTTTGCAGTTTTGTAATTACATCATCTATTGCATTTAAAATGTTTGTAGTCATTTCTGCATCCGTTTTGTAAATAGTTGCATATTCTGTTCTAACAATTTCTTCTAAATCTTTATTTAAAGAATTTATTTTGTGTTTAATCTGCTGCTTATATTGTTTCGTAAAGAATAAATTTTCATTCGATTCAAGTAATAACTGCGATAGTAAAACCGATTTTAGGTATTCTAATTGTATTGGGTTGTCTTTCATAATTGTTCTGCTAATTTAATTTGTAAATATGTTACTTCTTTTGCTATTCTATTTGTGTTTGTAAATTGCGTAGTTGCAGGATTCAGATAGTTAATTTCCCATATTGGGAATATTTTTAAAAGGTTAAACGAAAATATACCTTGCGGTGTTGAATTAATATACAAAGGAATATCTAAATGCTTTTCACATTCTTCTATCATTGCATCGTACTTTTTCTTTTCAAGTAGCAAAGTATCGTAATGTGCTTTTCTGCATTTCAATTCTAATCTAAATTTAGTATCAGGCGAGTAACAATCCCACCTTGACATTTGATTTTTAGATTTAACCAAATCAGGAAATTTATTTTCCTTTAACCAATTAAATAAATCTTCTTCTTTCCAATTAAGCATCTAACTCATATTCGTTATATACT